AAGCGGCGGTAGCAGTCCCACGCCCAGCGGGGATTGTTGGACTTCTTGGCGATGACATCCACCACGTCCTCGTTCAGGCCCAGGTTCAGGATGGTGTCCATCATGCCGGGCATGGAGGCGCGAGCGCCGGAACGGACGGAGACCAGCAGGGGGTTCTCGTGATCGCCGAACTTCTTGCCGGTGATCTTCTCCATCTTCTCGATATATTCCATGATCTCGGCCATGATCTCGTCGTTGATCTGACGGCCATCCTCATAGTACTGGGTGCAGGCCTCGGTGGTGATGGTAAAGCCCTGGGGAACAGGCAGACCGATGTTGGTCATCTCGGCCAGGTTCGCGCCCTTGCCGCCCAGCAGCTCACGCATCTTGGCGTTGCCCTCGGTGAACAGGTAACAAAACTTCTTGCTCATTACAGATCCTCCATATATCAAAATAGTTGTACCAAACGATGAGAACAATTTATTATAGACAGATTTTTTTCTAAAAGCAACCCTATATCCGAGATTTTCGAAAAATTTGGGCAAATAATTTACTTTTGCGCCGTTGTGGGCCGCTGGTTGGCCTTTTCGCCGAAATCCGGCGGATGGCGGCAATTTTTGTGGCGGGATTTCTTGTATTACCGGCGTGAATATGGTATAATAAACACAGAAACGGCGGGAAACCTTGATTTTTCAGGGCTTCCCGCCTTTTTTGTTACTAATTTGTTATTAGTTCAATGTTCAATTTGAGTTCTTCTATATTTTTGTGGGTGTAAACCCGTTCCCCCGTTCCTTTGGATTTATGCCCCATAATTCGATCAATACACACCTTGTTTGCCCCGGCAGAATCAAGGCGGCTTCTGAATGTGTGGCGGCACTCATGCGGGGTGTGCTGCATTTTCAGCTTCCCCATGATTTCAGCCCACAATGCCCGGTATTGGGTTTGATTCAGCTTCTTTCCGTTGTACTCAAACAAATAGCCGCTTTTGGATTGTTCAACCCGATTTTGAACTATGTGTTGAATTTTTGAATGAATGGGAACTATCCTGTTTTTCCCCGCCGCTGTTTTCGTTCCCCCGGTCATGGTTTGGGCTTCAAGATCAACCGCTTCTGTTTTCAAGGCAATCATTTCTGAAATCCTGAACCCCGTATAGAGGAAAAACAAAACAGAATCAACCCATTCCAATTTTTCATTTTCCCAAAGCCGGGAAACTTCTTCATCCGTGAAAATTTCCTTGCTTGTTTCGGGGATTGGATCAGAGGTAAGCAGATCAGAACAGCACTTTGAAATTATATCAAGTTCCATTGCGAAACGATCAAGATGCCCGAAAAGGTTCTTTATTGCCCCTTGCGTGGAATACCCACAACCGCAGCTATCAATGCAATCTTGCATTTGGTATGATTTGATTTGCTTATATTTCGATTTATTCAGTTTGGAACAATGCTTGTATGCTGATTTCAAGGAACTTCTGTTTGATTCACCCAATTTCACAGCCCGCTTTTCAAGCCATAAATCATAGAGTTCTTGAAAAGTGATTTTGTCCGTTTCTATATCCCACGGATCATTGTTGTAATTGGCAAGCATTATCAACCCTTCTTCCCGTGTGGCAGCGTAACCAATGGGCTTTTGCCTTCCTGATATACCTTCCTTCACAATATAGGGCTTTCGCCTATTCCCTGACAGCTTCGTTACTGTTCCATATCCATTCGGATTTTTCATAACTTCACCGCCTATCTTGAAAAATCAGCCGTGAAGTGATATAATATAGACAGACCGCCTAAATCACTTCATCCTGATTTATGGTCGCTTCCCCCGTTGGTGTTGCAGCACTGACGGGGGATATTTTTTTGTTTAGAAGCAAGCCTGAACAATGGCTTTATACAATTTTTCATCTACTTCCAACAGGCTTTTCTTCCCGTCTTTGAAGATAATTTTCACCTGATAGCCATTTTTGGAAACCGCCCCGGCAACACCACCCAAAACTTCATAGCTTTCAACGGTAGAACTGTTCAGGCGTAATTGCTTGATGATACCCAATGAAATAGCAGCGTTGGCAGCACCGCCGCCCACAATCTGACTTCCGGCATAATCGCCGTTGATAACCCTGTTCTTTGCACTCATAGCAAAATTCCTTTCTTAATTTGAAATTAACTTTTCAAGGTTCGGTTCAAGTGGTTCAAGTTCAAGATGCCTTTTTATTTCTTTTATATTTTTCAAAATCAATGCAAAATTGCGTTGAAAAAATCAAATTTACAAAGAAACGCAAAACAACTTGAACCACTTGAACCTTCCCGATATTTCAAGGGTTTTATCTTGAACCGGAAACTTGAACCTATCTTGAACTTATCTTGAACTGAAATCCACAAAGATTATATTGCCTTCCCGCTTGATGATTCTTTTTGAATGGCGTATTTTTCATCATTCAGCATTGTTTCCATAGAACCAATGATACGCCCCTGATCCAGTGTATCAAGTTGTAGGAAAAGTTTGACCGCTTGAAATGCTTCCTTCCCATAACACCGTTCAAACATTTCACAGGCAGCGGCTTCATTTTGTAGCTTCTGTTCAAGTTGGGCTAATTCTTCCCTTCCAGCAGGAACATTGTAGCCCATAAGCCAAACTTCATTGACATTCAGAGCCAACCCCAAAATAGATAGCTTATCTTGTTTGGGTTCTACTTTCCCGGAAACATACTGACTTAGATCATTCTTTTTTAGCTGAACATGGTATTTTTCGCAGTACGGCTTGCAGGCTTCCAAAATATCAACTTGCTTCAACCCCCTTTCACCCATGATTTGCTTTAATCTATCAGCCGTGGTGAATTTCTTCATGCAATCACTTCCTTTCCTTATTGGGGTATTTACATTATAACGCACTTTGAAGAAAAGTTCAAGGGGTTCAGGAAAAAAAGTTCAAAAAATTTGAAAAAACCTATTGACAACTTCAAAACCCGGTGCTATAATAAAGACAAGTTCAAAGGAATTGAACCAAACGACAACAAACAAGCCGCTGCAACGGCAAGCAAATGAAAGGATGAAGTGATTATGAAAAAGTATATGGTTTATATGGATGATGGCAGAGATTGTTTCAAAGTTGCTGTTCCCGCAAATAACGAAAAGACGGCAAGAAAATATGTGGAAGGCAATGGTGAGGTTATCGCCGTGAAAGATATTACAGAAGATTTTCCGATCAGCCTTGATAAAGTTGCACAAGCCTTGAAAAATGCACAGTTCGGACAGATTGAAATTGATCTTATCACAAGGTGTTTATCCTTTAATGATATTGCAGAATAAGAAAGGCGGTGGCACAAATGAAAGAAACCAGCTTGAAGCCCGTAATTGAAAAACTTGAAAGTTTATTTTCAAAGTTCAACGAAAAGTTCTATAACAATGAACTTCAAACCCCCGTTATCACGGTAAGCCCGGACACAACAAAAGGTGCTTATGGGTGGTGTACCGCTTGGAAGGCGTGGACGATTGGCGAACAGAAGAAGGTTGCAGACCTTTCCACCCTAACAAAAGAAGATTTGGAAGCTATGAAGAAAGATGATGGCTTCTATGAAATCAATATTTGTGCTGAACACCTTGCAAGACCTTTTGAACAGGTTGCGGAAACCCTCTTACATGAAATGGTTCACCTTTACAATCTGCAAATTGGGGTTCAGGACACAAGCCGGGGCGGCACATACCACAATAAGAAATATAAGGAAGCCGCCGAAAAGCACGGCTTGACCGTTGAAAAGGATGCAAAATACGGCTGGACGAAAACAAGCCTGAATGATGAAGCAAAAGCCTTTGTTGACGGTTTACAGGATAAAAAGTTTGAACTTCACAGAAAAAGCCTTCCGAAAACCCCCGGTGCGGCGAAAACCAAACAATCAAGCCGGAAATATGTTTGCCCCGTGTGTGGCTGCATTATCCGGGCAACAAAGGAAGTTCATGTTATTTGCGGTGATTGCAATGTAGAGTTTGAGGAAGAAGCCTAAACAGCTTCTTCCCATACAAAATAGAAAGGGATGAAAAAATGAACAAAGTAAGAAGAAAAACCATTCAGGAAATCATTACCAAAATTCAAGAATTGCAGGGAGAAATGGAATCCGTTCTTGAAGAAATTGAAAGCATAAAGGATGAAGAAGCGGAATACCTTGAAAACATTCCTGAAAATATGCAATCGTCTGAAAGGTATGAAAAAGCTGAATCAGCCGTTGAAAGTTTAGAAAGTTCTTATGATACTTTTGAAGAAGCGAAAGATTCATTGGATGATGTAATTTCTTCGCTGGAAGAAGCTACTGAATAAGAAAGGGGTGAAATCATGGCATACGATTATGCAAAGTTAAACGGAAGGATCGTTGAAAAGTGCGGAACGCAAGCGGTATTCGCTGAAAAGATGGGGCTTTCCGAAAGAACAATTTCAATGAAATTGAACAACAAGATTGCTTTCAAGCAGCCGGAAATTCAAAAGGCGTTAGAAGTGCTTGATTTGGCAAGTGATGAAATTCAGGCATATTTTTTTACCATGAAAGTTCAATAAGATTGAACCCAAAATAGAAAGGCGGTGAACAAGATGAAGAAAGTGATTGCAGCGTGTATTGATCGGGTTTTGGAGTTCGACACGCAGAATGAAGCGGCAAAGTACATTGAAACCTTGCGTGACAAGGGCAGCGGATTCAGGATTTTGCACCGTGAAGAAATCGGCGGCAAGTACCGGATCAGAATTCAGGAACAGTACAACAAAAGCCCCATGATTGAGGGCTGAACAAAGAAAGGATGAAGTGAATATGACTTTTGCAGACAAATTGAAAAACCTTATGAAAGAATTGGATTTGACACAATCCAAACTTTCAGACCTGACCGGGATTGGTAAATCTTCTATTAGTCAGTACCTTTCCGGGAAGAACGAACCTTCCAAAGACCGCAAACGGGAAATTGCCCGTGCGTTAGGGGTTCAGGAAAACTACTTTGAAATGTTTGAACCCGCTGCAACGGTTCAGCATGACGGGGTTGTGAACTTACCCGTTCCCCTTGCGGCAAAGCTGATGAAGAAATCCAAAGAATGGGTTATGCAGGGCTTACGGGATGGCGTTTTCCCGTGGGGCTATGCGGTGAAGCTGACAAATTGGAGTTATTTTATTTCTTCAGTGAAGTTCACCGAATACACGGGAATTGAAGTTCCCCTGAATGAAGTTGCCTGATGGCAGAAAGCGAGGATAAGCAAAAATGAGTGAAACAGGAGTTGTTAAGGGGTTCAAGGTGTTCAATCCCGATTGGACTTGTAACCCGAACGGGAAACCGTTTCAGTATGCGGTTGGCGGTACTTATGAAGAAGATGTGAAACCTATGGTTTGTGATCGAGGCTTCCACTTTTGCGAAAAGGCGGCTGATTGCTTCAATTACTATCAGTTCAACCCGGAAAACAAGGTTGCGGAAGTGCTTGCATTGGGTGAAGTTGACACGGACGGAACAAAATCTTGCACCAACAAAATTCAGATTGTCCGTGAAATCCCGTGGGCTGAATTGCTTGAAATCGTGAATACGGGAAAGGGATGCACCGGACTTTGTAACAGCGGCGATTGTAACAGCGGCAACCGGAACAGCGGCGATTGTAACAGCGGCGATTGGAACAGCGGCGATTGGAACAAGTGCAACTTTTCCAACGGATGTTTTAACACCGTAAGCCCGAAAATCTATTTGTTCAATAAGCCTTCTGAATGGACTTATGGGGATTGGCTGAACAGTGAAGCCCGCTATTTGCTGAATCAGATTCCGGGGGATGTACTTGAATACATTTACCTTTCGGATATGACGGATGAAGAAAAGGCAGCACACCCGGAAGCGGAAACAACAGGCGGCTATCTGAAAATTTTGGATAATTCCGAATGTGCGGTTATTTGGTGGCGTGGTTTGTCTGACCGTCAAAAAGCGGTTATCACAGCAATTCCGAACTTTGACAAGGAAATCTTCAAGCAGATCACCGGGATTGATGTTGATGCAGATTAAGGGGGTGCTGATATGCAGCTATTCCCCCACCAAAGCAAGGCACTTGACGAAACCAAAGATTTCAACCGGGTTGCCTATTACCTTGATATGGGATTAGGAAAAACCTTTGTAGGTTCGGAAAAAGCAAATTCCTTTCCTGAAAGAATCGTGTTGGTTTGTCAAAAAACAAAAATTGATGATTGGATCAAGCACTTCCGGGAGTATTACCCCCTAACGGTGTTTGACCTGACCGACAAGCGGCAGCTTGAAGAATTCACGGGAACAATCGGTAAATGTGTAGGGGTTATAAACTATGATTTGGTGTTCAGGCGTTCATATTTCGCCCATATAACCGGGTTTACCCTGATGCTTGATGAAAGTTCCATTATCCAAAATGAAACCGCTAAACGGTCAAAATTTATCCTGAAAATGCAGCCTGAAAATGTGATTTTGCTATCCGGCACACCAACAGCCGGGAAGTATGAAAAATTGTGGTCGCAGCTTCGGTTGCTTGGATGGAATATCAGCAAAGACCTTTTTTACAAGCAGTATGTTGAAACGGAATGGATTGAAGATCACAACAGCGGGTTCAAGATTCCCCATGTGGTAGGTTACAAAAATGTTGACCGCCTGAAAAAGAAACTTGCTGAACACGGTGCAATCTTTATGAAATCGGAAGAAGTCTTTGACCTTCCCGAACAGATGATGATTCCAATTCATTCTAAAGCAACGAAAGAATACCGGAAGTTCATGCGGGATGAAGTTATCACTATTGAAGGGCGTGAATTCATAGGTGATACGATCCTTTCAAAGCGGATTTATTCCCGTATGATGTGCAGCTACTTAAACAAGGAACGGGTTGCAGCCTTTAAGGATTTGATGCAATCAACAGAAGATCGGTTAATTGTGTTCTATAACTTCAATGAAGAATTGAACACGCTTCAAAATATCGTGTTTGAAATGGAACGCCCGTTTTCAATCGTGAACGGTAGCATTAAAGATTTGACCGCCTATGAGGAACACGGGGATTCAGTAACCTTTGTTCAGTATCAGGCGGGTGCTATGGGGCTGAATTTGCAGAAGGCAAACAAAATCATTTACTTTTCACTGACAGATAGAAGTGAACTGTTTGAACAGAGCAAGAAGCGAATTCACAGGATCGGGCAGGAAAAACCTTGTTTCTATTACCTGATGATTTGCCCCGGAACGGTTGAAGAAGATATTCTTCACACTTTGGAATTACGAAAGGACTATACAGATGAACTATTCAAGAAATATCAAGAAGGCTTCGATTGGTAAGCGTGTTCTGATTTCGTGGGTAGTGGTGGCAATTATCTTTTCCCTTGTGGGGTTCGGTATTGGGGCGATTTGTTCAGGAAATGACAGCCCCGAACGATCCGAACCTGAAACCCAAAAGGAAGTTCTGATTTTCGGACAGCCTGACGGAAGAATTTTTGAAGGTGAAATGCCCGGTGAATGGATGAACGGGGAACGGAAATTTGTACCGCTGAATGTGCCTATGGATGAAGATTTGCAGGAATTCATTTTCTACTTATCACAAGCCTATGAAATGGATTTTACCTTTGTGATGGCGTTGATCCAGCAGGAAAGCGGGTACACGCCGGATGTTATCAGCAGAACCAATGATTACGGGTTGATGCAGATCAATGAAATCAATCACCCGTATTTACAAGAACAGCTTGGAATTACCGATTTTACCGAACCATACGGCAATGTTCGGGCGGGAATGTTCATATTGCGGAAGCTGTTTGAAAAGTATGAAACCCCTGAAAAGGTGCTGATGGCGTACAACATGGGTGAAACCGGGGCTTCCCGGTTATGGAAACAAGGCATTTTTGAAAGTAACTATTCAAAATCAGTTTTACAAATTCAGCGGGAATTGAACGCTGAATTGGAAAGGAGTTCAAACAATGATTAAGTGTAAACAGGCAATGGAAAGTTCCGCTTGCGGCAAGGTGTGTTGCTGTTTGGAATGTGAGGAAAGGGAAAGCTGCAAGGATGTATGCACCGAACTTTCCCCGGATTGTGAAGATGCTTTCAGTGAGGAAACCGCCCTTGCAACCATGCAGACGGAAGCGGCGGGAATTATTAAGAGCATTGCAGCCCTGACCTTGCAGAAGAAAAAAATTGAGGATCAGGAAAAGAAGATGAAGGAACAGCTTCAAAAGGCAATGGAAAAATACGGCGTGAAATCCTTCGAGAATGAAACCGTGAAATTTACCTATGTTGCCCCTACGGTGGAAAACCGTCTTGACAGCAAAGCCCTGAAAGCCGATTTGCCGGAAGTTGCTGCAAAGTACACCAAACAAAGCCCTAAAGCCGGATATGTGAAAATCACGGTGAAGTGATGGCAGAAGAAAAGCTATTTGAAGGACAGATCAAGAAATACTTTCATTCAGTCGGTATATATCCGGCGGGCTTCCCTTCTGACAGAATGAAGGTTGAAATGGTCGGTTGGTACACCAAAATTTGGGGCGGCGGTTTTCAGAAGTCCGGCATTCCTGACATTATCTGTTGTGTGAACGGGGTAATGCTGGCGGTGGAAGTCAAGGCTTCCAATGGTAGACCTTCCGAATTGCAAAAGCTGAATATCAGCCGGATAAACACAAGCGGCGGGATCGGGGTTTTCCTCTACCCGGAAGGGTTTGACGAATTCAAAAATTTAGTGAAAGGGGTGATAAATTGCGGTATTCACATTCCAGCGTTGATTGCTTTGAAAAATGCAAACGCAAATTCAAAATGCGTTATCTTCAAGGAATAAGCACCATTCCACCAACCGAACCCGATAACCCTTTGATTTTAGGGCAGACGGTTCACACCGGAATTGAAAAAAGCCTTGAAGAAGCAATCAGGGAATATTGTTTCAGCTTCCCGATTATCACGGATGAACACATAAACGAGATAATCAAGTTTGAAACGGTGATCCCACTTGCAAGGGCGGCAATCCCGCCCGGTGGAAAGTTTGAAGTTGAAATCAAGGATGATGATTTCCACGGGTTCATTGATTACCTTGTTCCAGCAACAATTTTTGAACGGGGTGTTGAACTTCCCGATACTTACGATCTTTACGATTTCAAGTATTCAAACAATGTTTCAGGCTATAAGAAATCGGGGCAGCTTCACGAATACAAATACTTTTTCGAGAGGAACAACCCCGGAAAGCGGATCAGGAATATGTACTTTGTGTTCATTCCCAAAGTTACGATCCGGCAGAAGAAAACGGAAACCCTAATGGAATTCAGGCAACGCCTGATAGAAGAACTTTCCGGGGTGGAAGTTAAAACGGTTCAAATTGAGTTCAACCCCGAAAAGGTGATTGAATTTCTGTTTGGAATAAAAGCGGTGAATGAGGAAACAGAATTCCCGCAAGAAAAAAGTTACCTTTGTAGGTATTGCGAATTTCAAGAATATTGTGAGAAAGGAAATGATTACATGATTAAATTACCCGAAAACAAGAGAAGGAACATTGAAGCAGTTGAAAAGCGTGTGCTTTGGATTTACGGTGTGCCGTTTTGCGGCAAAACCACCTTTGCAAACAACTTTCCTGATCCGCTGATGCTGAATACGGATGGCAATATCAAATTTGTTGATGCCCCGTATATCCGCATTAAGGATGAAGTGAAGGTTGAAGGCAGACAGACGAAAAGAACCCTTGCTTGGGATGTGTTCAAGGACACGATTTCCGAACTGGAAAAGAAGGAAAACACTTTCAGAACGATTGTGGTTGACCTTTTGGAAGATTTGTATGAACATTGCCGCCTTTATATGTACCAGCAGATGGGTATTACCCATGAATCGGATGATTCCTTCCGTGCGTGGGATAAGGTGCGGGGCGAATTCCTGAACACGCTGAAACGCCTGATGAACCTTGACTATGAAAATATTATCCTGATTTCCCATGAGGACACCAGCAAGGATATTACCCGCAAGGGCGGCGATAAAATCACGGCGATCAAGCCGAACTTGCAGGAAAAGGTTGCAAACAAGGTTGCCGGAATGGTGGATGTGGTTGCCCGTATTGTGGCAGACGGTGAAACCCGTACTTTCAGCTTCAAAAGCAATGAAGTGATTTTCGGCGGCGGGCGTTTGAGAGTGAACGCAAAGGATATTCCCCTTGATGTGAAAGCCCTGTTTGCCGTGTATGATGAAGCGAACAAAAACGCTGCTTCCGGTGTGGTAGAATCCGCAGCCCCGGCAAAGACGGGAAGAAGCGGAAGAAAGAAAGCGGAAACCCCCGCCACACCCGCAGATAAGCCGCAGGACAGCCCGAAAGAGGAACAGCCTACAACTGATACCCCTGAACCTGAAAGCCCGCAGGAAGCCCCTGAAACGGCAGCAGAACAGCAGCCCGAAAAGGAAGCTGAACAGCCCGCCCCGGAAGCTGCAATCCCGGCTGATGGTGCAATGAATCCCCCGGAAGCCCCGGCAGAGGGTGAGGAAAAGCCCCGCCGTAAGCGTAAAGCAAGAGATTAAAGAAAGGTAGGTACACACAATGAACAATCCGTTTGGTATTCCTGATGAAGTGCTGCTTGCTATGGTGAACGCAGCCATTCAGCAGAAGGGGCAGCAGACAAAGAGCCATACCCCGGAAAACCCCTTCAAGGTTGATCCGGTAGCTATGGCAAAGAAATCCGCTTCCACGGCAAAGCAGCTTTATGATGCCTATGTGGAAGTAGGGTTCACAGCAGAACAGGCTTTTGAATTGGTTAAGGGTATCTTGACCGCAAAGAAAAACTAAAAATCAGAAAGGTTAAAAAGGTGAAAAATCATGGCTAACATTTGGGATGAATTCGATAAGGCAATCGACACGGAAGGGCTTGCAAAGGATGTTGAGGAAGCAGCCGAAAACGGCGGGCGGCGTGAAGTTCCGCATGATACTTATGAAGTGGCGGTTACAAAGCTGGAGCTTGTCAAAAGCAAGAAGGGCGATCCAATGGTTACTTGCTGGATGAAGATTTTGGAAGGCGAGTACAAGGGCAGCTTGATCTTTATGAATCAGGTTGTAACACAGGGCTTTCAGATTCACATTGCCAATGAGTTTTTGCGGGCGTTGGTTGCGGAAATGGCTGATCCGGTTGATGTGCAGTTCAAGACCTACAATCAGTACGGCAACATGATTATGGATGTGATGGAAGCCATTGATAACAACTTCGAGTACCAGCTTGATTACAGAGAGAACAGCAAGGGGTACAACGAATTTGAAATCAAGGAAGTTTATGTTCTGGAAGATTAACGCAGAGCAACGGGGCAGAAATGCCCCGGTAATGCGGGGGGAACGGTTGCAACCCCGTTCAAAAACACAGGAAGGAGTGAATCAGGTGCTATTTTATGATTTTGAGGTTTTCGCCTATGATTGGCTTGTCGTGGTTATGGATATGACCGCAAAGAAAACCCATGTGATAATCAATTCGCCGGAAGAACTTGAAGCCTTATATAAGGCAAATATAAGGGAAATTTGGTGTGGTTTTAACAGCAGACACTACGATCAGTACATTTTGAAAGCTATCCTTTGCGGGTTCGATCCTAAAAAAGTGAATGATTATATCATTGTGAAAGGAAACCCCGGTTGGAAGTTCAGCAGCCTTTTCAGAAACTTTCCGCTTTGGAATTATGATGTAATGCTGAATACGGATGTAGGCTTGAAATCCTTTGAAGGGTTTATGGGAAACGATATAAAAGAAACTTCTGTTCCATTCAGCATTGACCGCAAATTGACTGATGAAGAAATTGCTGAAACAGTCAAATATTGCAAGCATGATGTTGAACAAACAATTCAAGTGTTCCTGAAACGAACAGAAGAATTTAACACTATGATGTACTTCATAAAGCATTTCAATTTAAGCATGGATTCTATTTCAAAGACGAAAGCCCAACTTGCCGCTGAAATTTTAGGTGGTAACAGGAAGGGGGCAGATTTCCGGGATGAATTTGATTTCCCAATTCTTGATTGCTTGGAACTGAAAAAATATCGGCACATTGCGGATTGGTATGCAAACCCAAAGAACCACGATTACAGCAAAAAGCAGGATAAACAGATTGTGGCAGGGGTTGAACATACTTTCGCATGGGGCGGCGGTCACGGTGCAAGGGCAAAATATTCATCTTCCGGGGTGTTCCTGATTATTGATGTAACCGCCTATTACCCTTCCCTTCAAAAGAAATACCACTTTGGATATAGGGTAATGGATCACCCTGAAAATTTCGAGTTCATACACGATAGCAACATTGAATTCAAGCGGAAAGGTGATAAGAAAGCCCGTCAACCCTTCAAAATAATGGATAACGCTATTTCCGGGCAGATGAAACAGAAATCTTCTGCATTGTATGATCCCATGAGTAACAACAGCATTTGCATAAACGGGCAGTTGCTTTTGCTGGATTTGGTTGAACACATTGAACCGTATTGTGAACTTATTCAAAACAACACTGACGGTATCATTGTAAAGCTGAAAGATTACGAACACGATTTTGATATTTTGGATGATATTGTGTATGAATGGGAGCAGCGAACCGGAATGAAAATGGATTTTGATACTTTCATAGGCACGATATATCAAAAGGATGTGAACAACTATTTGCTGATTGATAGGCAGACCGGAGCAATAAAGGCAAAAGGCGGCTATGTTATGAAGCTGAATGATTTAAGCTATGATTTACCGATTATCAACAAAGCGTTGGTTGATTACATGATTAAAGGAATTCCGGTTGAAAAGACAATTTTAGAATGTCAAGAATTACGGGAATTCCAGCTTGTTTCAAGGATCAGCAGCAAGTACACACATATTCTTTACGGCAATACCCCAATAAAGGAAAAGTGTATCAGGATATTTGCTTCAAAGAACCCTTCCGATCCGGGGGTAAAAAAGGTTCATGCTACACGCAAAACAACCGCAAAATTGACGAATTCCCCGCTGCATTGTTTCATTTTCAATGAGGATGTAAAGGGTGTTCCCGTACCTGATAAATTGGATCGGCAATGGTACATTGATTTTGCGAATAAAAGATTATCAGATTTCGGGGTGGTGAAATGATGGAAGATTTATATATTAAATGGGAAACCGGGTACATGAATATTCACATGGATTTCTTCTTTCCATGTTCACAGCAGCGATTCAAAAAGCTGTTGAAAGTGATTGCTTTGGATTGGCAGCATGAAGATGAACTAAAGGAAACTTTGAAAGTTTATTTTCAAAATCGGATTTCTGATTTGGTGGAGTTGCAAAAAGAAAACGGAAAAAAATATTTCGATTTCAAGCAGAAAGCAGTGGACACGCAGCGAATGATTCAAAGCCGGAAACATCCAAACGGTGTTTCACTTTCCAAAGAGGAATTAAAACAAGCAAGGGCAGATTTGAAAGATATTCAGAGTGCGGCAAAACAAGCCCTTTCGGATGCGAACAGTAATTTGAAGTTCAAGAATTGGTTTGAAAAACAGCTTGAATTTTTGAAATCATTATAAGGTGGTGAGTTGAATTGTTCTTCAAAGGTTTTGTTGAAACCAAAAATAAAAAGTGCATAGAGAAATTCAAGGGCAGAACGGATTTCAAAACCTTTGAACAGGTTCAGTCATTGCCGGAATACGCTGGAATATTGGCAGCGGACACAATTCTTGTTGATATTGATGATTCTGAAACTTCTGAAATACTGTTCAAGGTAGTGCAGGAATACGCCTTGACTTGCCGGGTTTACCGTACCAGCAGGGGCAAGCATTTCCTATTCAAGAACAGCGGAGTACCAACCAACAAAACAGGCTGCAAACTGGCAATAGGTTTGACCGCTGATATTAAAATCGGTACACGGAATTCCTATGAAGTGCTGAAATATGACGGTAAAGAAAGGGAAATCCTTTATGATACCGCCGAAAACGAGGAAGCACAGCCCCTTCCCCGCTGGCTTCACCCCGTAAAATCAAACATGGAATTCCTGAACATGGATGCCGGGGATGGTAGAAATCAAAGCCTGTTCAATTATATTCTTACGCTGCAAAGCAATGATTTCAGCGTGGAAGAAGCAAGGGAAACAATCAGGATAATCAATAAATTTGTGCTGAAAGTTCCGCTTTCGGGTGATGAAATTGAAACAATCCTTCGTGATGATGCTTTCAAAAAGCCTGTTTTCTTCATGGGTTCAACATTCTTGTTTGACAAGTTCGCAACCTTTTTGAAGAACAATCACCACATTATAAAAATCAACAATCAGCTACATATCTACAAAAATGGAATATATGTTTCCGGGCTTTCGGAAATTGAAGCTGAAATGATTAAGCATATCCCACAGTTGAACAGGGCGAAAAGAACGGAAGTTCTTGCTTACCTTGATATTCTTATCAGGGAAAACACAAAAGCGGAAGATGCCAACATGATAGCCTTTGCCAATGGGTTATATAACATTGTGGATGATTCCTTTGTGGCATTTACCCCGGAACACATTATCACAAACAAAATCAGGTGGGATTACAACCCGGAAGCCTATTCAGAATTGGCAGATAAAACGCTGAACAAAATTGCTTGTGATGATCCGGCTATCCGGGCATTGCTGGAAGAAGCTATTGGATATTGTTTCTATCGCAGAAATGAGTTAGGCAAAGCCTTCATTCTGACCGGGGATAAATCCAACGGCAAAAGCACCTTCCTTTCAATGGTTCAAACCCTGTTAGGGGATGAAAATATTGCTTCCCTTGACCTGAAAGAACTTGGTGATAGGTTCAAAACTGCTGAAATGTTCGGCAAGCTGGCAAATATCGGTGATGATATAGGAGATGAATTCATTGCAAACCCGGCGATCTTCAAAAAGTTAGTAACGGGTGAACGGGTATCAGCAGAACGCAAGGGGCAAAATCCTTTTGAGTTCAACAATTATTCAAAGCTGTTATTTTCGGCAAACAATATTCCCCGTATCAAGGATAAAACGGGGGCGGTGCAGCGGCGATTGACAATCATTCCATTCAACGCCACATTTTCAAAAGCTGATCCTGATTTCAGACCGTATATAAAGCACGAACTGAAATCTGATGAAGCTATGGAATACCTGATTACTTTAGGAATTGCCGGATTGAAGCGGGTGCTGACAAACCGGGCATTTACCACTTCTGCAAAGGTTCAGGCGGCAATGGATGAATATGAAGAAAACAACAATCCAATTTTGGGATTTTTCAAAGAATGTGAAGATGAAGAATTTCAGATTGAGAATGAACCAACAAACAAGGTTTATAGGCGGTATCAAGAATTTTGCCTTGCCAACAGTTTTCAGCCTATGAGCAGCATTGAATTTTCAAAGCAAGTGAATCGCATTTTGAACATGAAGGTTATTGACAAGAAAATCAGCGGCAAAAAATACCGGATATTTGTTCGGGTAGATAGTTGAAAGGGGTGAATATTTTGAATGAACACAGCAGAGAGAGAGAGAGAGAGAGAACAGAAGCTAAAGATTGGACGGGCAACCAAAGAAGCATTTACACAACATTGGGTGCTTCCAATCACAGCGATAAAGACAGGCAGCAGCATGATTATTATGCTACTGAACCCCGTGCAATGGAACTTCTACTTGCGGAAGAACATTTTGCCCCGGTTATATGGGAATGTGCGTGTGGTGAAGGGCATTTGTCAAAGGTGCTGGAACAACACGGGTTCGAGGTTATCAGCACAGATTTAATATACCGGGGCTTTGGTGATCCTGAACCGCTGGATTTCTTGAAAGAAACCCTTGATGATTTTGAAGGGGATATTATCACAAACCCGCCCTATAAATACGCTTTAGAATTCGTTGAACAGGCGTTGAATAGTGTGCAGCCGGGAAGGAAAGTTGCAATGTTCTTGAAGCTGCAATTCCTTGAAGGGAAATCCCGCAAGCAATTCTTCTTACATAACCCGCCTAAAACCGTGTATGTGAGTTCTTCCCGGTTGATATGTGCTATGAATGGGGAATTTGCAAAATACCCTTCAAGTGCTGTTGCCTATGCGTGGTTTGTGTGGGAAAAGGGCTTCAAGGGTGATCCTATTATCAGATGGATAAATTGAAAGGTGGCAAAGATGAATAATCCATATTACAACAGTGAAGGCTATGCTGATCCTACGGCTTACGCCGGAACAAAGAACATAATCAAAGAGGAAAGCGAAACCGAAAGGCGGGCTTCCGAATTGATAAAGGTATTGAAGTTCATTATTCGTTTAGCGGGTTTTGAACTGATTGAACGAATTAAAATCAAAGACACGAAAACGGGAAGGGAGTTCAGATAATGGAAGATAGATGTGTTATTTGCGGTGACATTATCCCGGAAGGAAGAATGATTTGCCCGCATTGTGAAGCTGAACCGAACAGCAAATTTACAGAACTTGAAAGAATTGAACAGTTTTCAAAGCTGATGGGTTCTTATGTGCCGGAAGATTTCAAGAAATGGCTGATTGAAAACGGATTCTTCACAGCCCCGGCTTCCATTCACCACCACGGGGCATATTCAGGGGCGTTATTCGATCATTCATTTGCAGTAACAAAAACCCTTCTTTCCTTCACAGAAAGGCTTGAATTGCCGTGGATGAAGGAACGCAGCCCCTACATTGTGGGAATGTTTCACGATTTATGCAAGCTGGATAATTACCACAGAACCGAAAATGAAGCGTGGGAATATAACAATGCAACGCTTCTTCCGGGGCATGGTGATAAATCGGTTATGATGCTGCAACAGCACATTCAGCTTACAGATGAAGAACTTTATTGTATCAGGTGGCACATGGGGGCTTTTGATGATAAAGAGAATTGGAACAGTTACGGGCGGGCAGTAACCAATTTCCCGAATGTTCTTTACACCCATACCGCCGATATGGTAGCAGCCCGCATTTTGGGGGTGTGAAGATGGTTGATTTATATATTGATGATGTTTCTTTAACTGAAATTCAGACAAAAGGAAACGAACAAATTCTAATGTTCCGAAACAAAGGGAAGGATGAAACGGTTGCAATTCCCGTTTTTAATGCTGAACTTTTGAATATTTTTCAAAGGGTAAAAATGCGGTGCGAAACCCTAACCTTGATACCTACAACAAATTTAGGAAAGGAAGGTACAGACAATGAACAAATTTTATAATGGAATTATGGGGCTTGTGGTCGGTGATGCTTTGGGTGTTCCGGTGGAATTCCGAAAGCGTGATACCTTCACCATTACAGATATGACGGGTTACGGAACATACAATCAGCCGCCCGGTACATGGTCGGATGATAGCAGCCTGACACTTGCAACCCTTGATAGTATGGTGAAATTGGGGAAGATTGATCCGGCTGATATTATGCAGAACTTTTTCCATTGGCTGAATGATGGAAAGTTCACCCCCTACGGTGAAGTGTTTGATGTGGGCGGTGGAACAAGGCGGGCAATCGCCCGGTTTGCCAATGGAAAGGATGCTGCAAAGTGCGGCGGTAAAACCCGCATGGATAACGGGAACGGGGCTTTGATGCGTATTCTTCCGGTTGCAATGTTGCCTGATTACCCGGAAAAGGAACAGGAACTTTTGAGCGTTACACACCTGACACACGCACATTTCATTTCTGATTTCGCTTGCCGTATCTATGCAGCAGTTGTTGAAAACCTGATGAACGGCATGGAGAAGGAAGAAGCCATTGCCGCAGGAATTCAGAAGTTCAAAGAACAGATTGAAAATGTTTCAATGCTTGCTGAATTTGGTAAGCTGCTTGATCTTGAATGGTTGGAACGAACCTTTGTAAAAAGTTCCGGCTATGTGGTTGACACGCTGGAAGCCGCCCTTTGGTGTTTCCTGAATACCAACACATACCGGGATTGCGTTCTTACCGCCGTGAATTTGGGTGAAGATACTGATACCGTTGCGGCGGTTGCTGGCGGGCTTGCCGGGATATATTACGGTTGCGGTGGTGAAAGCGGTGTTCCTGATGAATGGATTGCACAGATTCCCCGCCGTGATTGGATAAAGGGCTTGTGTGCAGAGCTGATTTTTGAAAATTAACTTTCAAATATATGCAGGGTTCAAGTTGCGGTTCAAGATAGGTTCAAGTTGTAGTTGTGGAAACTTGAACCGCCTGAAAGCCTTGTATTATGCGGTTTTTTCGCTATGCGGTTCAAGTAGTTCAAGTTATTTTTGATTTCTTAAAAAAGATAGATTTCATACTATCAACAATTTGCAATGATTCTCTAAAAATAACTATAAAGAAAATAGCAAGTTGAACTTGAACTCTTGAACCGCTGATTTCTGAAAAGCCCCGAAAAATAAATACTTTGAAGCGGTTCAAGTTATCGGTTCAAGATGAAGAAAGGAAGGTTGCTATGAAAGCAAAAGAATATTTGCAGCAATTACAACGGTTAGATACCGTGATAAATCAGAAAATCAAGGAATTAGGCGATTTGCGTTTGAAGTCGCAAAGTGCAGGAAGCATTGACTATTCAAAAGAGCGTGTGCAAACAAGCCCTTCCGGGGATGCCCCGTTTGTGAAGCTGATCGGGCGAATTATTGACCTTGAAGCAGAAATCAATGCTGAAATTGATGCCTTTGTTGACGATAAGCACAAGATAATCAATCAGATTCAGAGCTTGAAGAACAGCAAATATATTGAAATTCTGTATAAGCACTATGTTGAATTCAAAAGGCTTGAAGTTGTCGCTGTTGAAATGAACTTTACATATCAGTATGTTGTTGAATTACACGGCTACGCTTTGAAGGATTTTCAAACAACCTATGAAAACCTATTGAATTCCTATGGTGAGAACTGATAAAATGATAGAGTAAAAAACCAGCGGGAAACCGTTGGTTTTTTCATTTCCCCGGTGGGGTACTCATAGCCGATTTCGGGCATAGTCGGTGAACTCCTACCCACCGGGGAAATCTTTTTATGTTAGGATGTTTGAAATTAACCTGACTGAAAGGGGGTTGCTGTTTATGAACGCAAAACAAAGGAAATTTGCTGATGAATACTTGATTGATTGTAACGCTACACAGGCGGCAATCCGGGCGGGGTACAATGAGAAAACCGCATACAGTCAAGGACAGCGAATGTTGAAAAATGTTGAAGTCAAAACCTATATTGATGAACAGCTTGAACGGCTTCACAATGAGAAAACCGCCGATGCACAGGAAGTTCTTGAATACCTTACCGCTGTTATGCGGGGGCAGCACACAGAACAGACCTTGCAGCTTATCGGTGAAGGTGTGCAGACAATCACAGATATTGATGTTTCTGCAAGGGAACGCTTAAAGGCGGCTGAACTGATCGGCAAGCGGTACGGAATGTTCAAGGATAATCTTGATGTAGGGGGTTCAATCCCGGTTGTAATATCCGGGGGTGATGAACTTGAAGATTAAACAGGCAAAGCAGATTTTCCTTCCTGATTATGTCGGCAAGGGTTACGGTACATTTTGGCGGTGGCGTGGGCGTTATCGTGTTTGTAAGGGAAGCCGTGCAAGCAAGAAATCTAAAACAACCGCCCTTTGGTATATCGTGAACCTGATGAAATACCCGGATGCAAACTTGCTTGTTGTCCGAAAGGTATTCCGAACCCTGAAAGATAGCTGCTTTACTGAATTGAAATGGGCTATCAATCGTTTAGGGGTTGCTGAATTTTGGGAGATCAAGGAAAGCCCCCTTGAAATGACCTATCTTCCAACAGGACAGAAAATATATTTCCGGGGGCTTGATGATCCGCTGAAAGTCACTTCAATAACTGTTGAACACGGCTATTTGTGTTGGATGTGGATTGAAGAAGCGTATGAAATCGGCAATGAAGATGATTTCAATATGCTTGATGAATCAATCCGTGGTGCAATCCCGGCTGAAACAGGGCTGTTCAAACAAATAACCCTGACCTTCAACCCGTGGAATGAACACCATTGGATCAAAGCCCGGTTCTTTGATAACCCGGATGATGAAACCCTTGCAATGACTACCAACTATATGTGTAATGAATGGCTGGATGAAGCTGATAAAAAGGTTTTTGAAACCATGAAGCAGCAGAACCCCCGCCGTTACCGTGTGGCTGGATTGGGTGATTGGGGCATTGTTGAAGGGCTTATCTATGAGAATTGGGAAGAAAAAGCCTTTGATATTGCGGAAATCCGCAAGCTGAAAACCGTTCAATCCGCTTTCGGGCTGGATTTCGGTTATACAAACGATCCTTCCGCTTTCTTTTGCGGCTTGATAGACGAAACCAATAAAACCCTTTGGGTGTTTGATGAAATCTATCAAAAGGGCATGAGCAATGAACGGATAGCGGAAGAAGTAACCAAAGCCGGATATTGCAAAGAGAAAATCCGGGCTGATTCCGCTGAACCAAAGAGCATTGACCGCCTTTATGATTTGGGGCTTTCCCACATTCACAGGGCAAGGAAGGGCAAAGACAGTATAAACAACGGCATTGATTATATTCAGGACTTCCACATTATTGTTCATCCTAAATGTGTGAACTTCATTACTGAAATCAGTAACTACACATGGGATGTTGACAGTAAGACCGGGAAGAAGCTGAATAAACCCATTGATGATTTTAACCACCTGATGGATGCAATGCGTTATGCCCTTGAAGATTTTAGCAAGGGGGCGGCTTTCAGTTTTGAATAATAACACATTAGTAACAAAGAGCCTTGAAAACCGGGTGTTTTCGGGCTTTTGTCTTTATTATACGATAGAAAGGGGTGAAAAAGGTGTTGAACGGTATTGAAAACGCATTGAACCGGATTTCAAATTTTATGCTGTTCGGGTTCAAGGCAAAGATGAACAACAAAGAATTTCTTGAACAGGAAATCATGCGTTGGAAAGGTTCACCGGAACGGATCATGCAGATCAAGGGGCAACTGTATTATCAGAATGAACATGATATACTTACCCGCAAAAGAACCATGATCGGGGAAGATGGTAAGCTGCAAACCGTTGAAAATCTTCCCAATAACCGCCTGATTGATAATCAGTATGGCAAGATGGTGAACCAAAAAGCAAACTACTTTTTAGGTCAACCCTTTACCATAGAAACAAACAATGAACTATACACCGAACTTCTGAAACAGGTGTTCAATAAGCGGTTTATGAAAACCTTGAAGAATGGCGGCAAAGCAGCCTTGAACCACGGTATTTCATGGCTTTACCCTTATTACACCAAAGACGGGCAATTTTCTTTCCGTCTGTTTCCGGGGTATGAAATCCTTCCAATTTGGCAGGACAGCGAACACACTATTTTGGAAGGGGCTATCAGGCTTTACTTGGTGGCGGGCTATGACGGTATCAAGCCCACAATCATTGAAAAGGTTGAAGTGTTCGATATGCAGGGAATTCATTGTTATATTCTTGATGGCAATGTGCTGATCCCTGATTTGACCGTGTCGGAACAGGATTGTTCCTATGTGATGGCAAACGGGAAGCCCCTGAATTGGGCGAAAATCCCCCTGATCCCGTTGAAGTACAATGAACAGGAAATACCGCTGATTAAGAAGGTGAAATCCCTTCAAGATGGTATCAATGTTATGCTTTCGGACTTTGAAAACAATATGCAGGAAGATGCCCGGAACACAATTCTTGTTCTTAAAAACTATGACGGTACGAATTTAGGGGAATTCAGAAAAAACCTTGCAACCTTCGGTGCGGTGAAGGTTCGCTATGATGGTGAAACCAAAGGCGGGGTTGAAACCCTTGAAATCACCGTAAATGCGGAAAACTACAAGGCTATTTTGGAAATCTTCAAGAAAGCCCTGATTGAAAATGCTATGGGCTATGATGCCAAAGATGATAGGCTTTCCGGCAATCCTAATCAGATGAACATTCAATCAATGTATTCTGATATTGATTTGGATGCTAACGATATGGAAACCGAATTTCAAGCCGCTTTTGAAGAAATCCTTTGGTTTGTCAATGCCCACCTTGCGAACACAGGCAAGGGCAACTTTGAGAATGAGGAAGTAACGGTTATTTTCAACCGGGATATTCTCATTAACGAAAGTGAAGCTATTGATAACTGTTCAAAATCCGTTGGTATTCTTTCGGATGAAACTATCATTGGTATGCACCCGTGGATTGACGATCCACAGAAGGAACTTGAACGGTTGGAAAAGCAGCGGCAAAAGGAACAAGAGGAAATGCAGCAACAGGCTTATAACCCGTTTGCCCCACAAGGCAACCAGCAGCCGAATAAAGAAGGTGATCCGAATGGTAAAAATCAAAAAGATTGATGTTTTACCCGTTACCCTTGAAGTGGAGTATAAGAACCCCATTTTGGGGCGGGTGTTCGCTTTCTTTGCTTGGCTGATGTTGGTGCGGTTCAAAAAGTTCAATCTGACAATGAACAATGAAACAGTTTGCAGCTTTTACCGCCTGATTGTTCCCCGCTTTGTGAAAGGCGGTGGATTGGTTGAAGAATAGCGAATATTGGAAGCTACGGTTTGAACAGCTTGAACAAGCCCAAAACGGGCAGGGTGCAGCCGCCTTTGCTGAAATAGAAAAGCAGTACAAGGAAGCCCAAAAGCAGATTGAAGGGCAAATTGCCCGGTGGTATCAGCGGTTTGCCGATAACAACGGAATTACCCTTGCACAAGCCCGTCAATATCTGAAAGGTGCAGCCCTGAAAGAATTTCAATGGGATGTTCAGGATTATATCAAATACGGGCAGGATAACGCTTTGATGGGCGGCTGGATGAAGGAATTGGAAAATGCTTCTGCAAAGTACCATATTTCAAAGCTGGAAGCCCTGAAAATCCAAACACAGCACAGCCTTGAAGTTATGTTTTCAAAACAGATGGGAACAGTAACCGGGGCAATGGGTGATATATTTGAAAGCGGTTATTATCATACCGCTTACGAACTTCAAAAGGGGTTCAATATCGGTTGGGATATTGCGGGGCTGGATCAATCGCAGATTGAAAAGGTTCTTTCCAAACCGTGGGCGGTTGATGGGAAAAACTTTTCTGAAAGGATTTGGACTAACAAGGAAAAGCTGATTTCGGAACTTCACGGGGAACTTACGCAAAATATCATGCTTGGGGCTGATCCGCAAAAGGCGATTGATTCACTTGCAAAGAAGATGAACACTTCAAAGCAGAATGCCGGGCGGCTGATTATGACAGAAGAAGCCTATTTCAGTTCAGCAGCACAAAGGGATTGTTTCAATGAACTTGATGTTGAACAATATGAAATCGTGGCAACGCTGGATTCCCACACTTCCGATATATGCAGAAGCCTTGACGGAAAGCATTTCCCCATGAAGGATTTTCAAGCCGGAGTTACCGCCCCGCCCTTTCATGTGTATTGCCGTTCAACCACAGTTCCCTATTTTGATGAAGATTTCGGGGATATTGGGGAACGGGCGGCAAGGGATGAAGAAACGGGCAAAACCTACTATATCCCGGATGATATGAACTATGAGGAATGGAAGCAAGCCTTTGTTGATGGTGGCGATAAATCCGGGTTTGATGTGGTGGATGATGGTTCAGCCCTTCATTACTCACACCACAAAGAGCCTGAACCCACCCCGCCCCCAAAGAAGGAATATCTGACAAAGAAGAAGCTGCAAGCCAAAATTGCGGATGCTGATGTTCAGCTTGAAGATTTGAATATGCAGTTTATGGCTGTTTCCGGTGGTTGGAATTATGATGAAGTTGTAAAGGACTTTGGAAGCCTTGAAGATTTCACTGATGGGGATGATCTTGCAAAGCTGAAATCCCTGAAATCTGATATGGATGCCATTGAAGCCCAAAAAGCGGAATGGCAAGAAAAGCTGAATGAAAAGCTGAAAGCCGAACAGAAGAAAGCCCTTGCAAAGAAGCAGCTTGAACTTGAAGCCCAAAAAGCAGCGGTTCAGCAGCAACTTGACGATTTCGAGATAAAGACCTATTCCGGGATTTGGTACAATAAGGATGTAACAACCGCTGATTGGGAAAGCCTGAACATTGCCGGAAAGAAGCAATACTATGAAGGCAAGTTCATTACTGAAACCGATCCTGACTTGATGAAGAAGTATCAAGACCTTTACAAGCAGCTTGAAGAACTTGATACAGAAGGCAAGAGTTACCACGATATTCAAGCAGAGTTAAAGAAGATTGAACAAGAATTGAAAAAGGTTCAATCCGATTTGCAAAAACTTGATAAAGGTGATATAATAGAAGCAGCAGATGAAGCCTATACACAAGCCCGCAAGGATGCGGCAGTATGGGCGAAAAGCACCAAAGAAGCGGATGATGTGTTGCGTGATGTTTCCGGGCAAGTGTGGAAAGCCGCCCCAAAGGTTGAAAAGGATGCAATATACGAATATACTTCCAGTTATAGCAAGTTCAATGAACCTTTGCGTGGTATTGAATACGGCACAAACGCTGTTAAGGGTGTTGGAAATATTGATTTTGACACCATAGGCACAAGTTACGGGGGGTATAAACCGGGGCAAGTTCGGAAGCAAATTAACGCTATGACTGATATTATTGAAAAATCAACCTATGATTTTGATATATGGTTGCAGCGTGGATGTGATTACCGGGGCATGGATAGTTTCTTTGAAATATCAATGTCCGATTTACAGAACGCTTCACAAGCCGAATTGGAAAAGTTGCTTTTAGGTAAGACTGTTACAGATTATGGCTTTTTCAGTTGCGGTGTTTCCAAAGGTAAAGGCTTTTCGCATAAGCCAATCATTATGAATGTGTATGCCCCAAAGGGTACAAAAATGATGTATGCTGAACCGTTTTCAGCTTTTGGTAATGGTTCAGGGCGTTCATGGGATGGTGTTGCAAAGCAATCTACTTTTGGAAGTGAATCAGAAATCATTTTGCAGCAAGGAACAAGTTTTCGGATAACAAAAGTTGAAAAAACAGGCGGTAAACTGTATGTTGACATTGAAGTTATCTTGCAGAATACCCCGCAAAGGTAGGTGATGAAGGATGGAGAAAAAAACGCTGGAAGAACGCCTTGAAGGTGATATTCTTTCCGACAATACGAAAATTCCAAAGTACGAACAATGTAAAACTTGCCGATTCCGGCGAATGAAGATCGGGGATTCCCTGATTGACGATTACAGAAGAAGCAGTTGTATGATTTTCCCCTATCCTAAAATGAAACCTATACAGTTTTATGATGGTTCGGCAAAATGTGAGTTTTACGAACAAGAAAAGCGGAAATAAGCACTTTTGAAATTAACTTTTCAAGGGTGCTTTTTTCATGCCGTTTTTCAGGGGTACAAATATATCAAGCCCTTTGAAATCGGGGCTATATGCCGATTATATGAGGGCGATTTTTTTAGAAAAGGGGTGAATTTGTGGTGAAAATCGGTAATGGCAGTTAGAAAGGATGGTGATCCAATTCTATCTTCCAGCTATGGGTTAAATAGTGCTATCGTCTTTTAAGCGTTGCAGACGGTAAAGAACAAGGTCAAATTTCGTGGTTCGTAACCCACGGTAAAAAACGGAAAATTTGAAAGGTAGGTAAACACTATGAACAAAGAAGATTTGATTGCAATGGGATTAACAGAGGAACAAGCAAAGAAGGTTATGGATTCCCTTGATGGGAACTTTGTCACAAAGGCAAGATTCAACGAGATCAACGAGGAAAACAAGACCTTGAAGAAATCTGTTTCTGATAGGGATAAACAGCTTGAGGATTTGAAGAAATCCAGCGGTGACAATGCCGCATTGCAGCAGCAGATTTCCGATTTGCAGAAACAGAACTCCGATCAGCAGAAAGCCCATGATGAAGAACTTGCAAAGTTGAAGCTGGATAACGCTGTTGAAATCGCCCTTTCCGGTGCAAAGGCAAAGAACGGAAAGGCGGTCAAGGCTATGCTGGATATGTCAAAGGTGAAAATGGGTGAAGATGGGAAACTTTCCGGCTTTGATGAACAGATTGAAGCCTTGAAGAAATCCGATTCCTATATGTTTGATGTGGAACAGCAGACACAGCAGCAGTTCACGGGATTTCAGCCGGGGGCTTCTTCCACAGTTCCCAATTCCACAGCAGCGGGATATGAAGCCCGCCTTGCAGATGCCCGAAAGAACAATAACCAATTAGAGGTTATCAAAATCAAACAGGAAGCCGCCGCTGATGGCGTTGTCCTGATGTAAAAATTAAAACGAAAGGTTAAATAAGGTGAAAAATATGCCACAGGTAACAGGTATTGGTACGACTTGGAATTTACCCAACTATGCGGGTGAACTCTTTACAGCCGATCCCACCCAAACCCCGTTTCTTTCTATGATTGGCGGGCTTACGGGTGGCAGACAGACAGATAATTTTGAATTCCCTACCGCAGTTCTTTATGATTTCCCGGAAGCGGCACAGCCGGAGATTTCCGAAAGTGCTTCCGCAACCGCCCCGGCAGCAAGCCACATTGCACGACAGCAGGAAAAGAATGTTGTTCAGATTCATCAGGAAGTGATTGATCTGACCTACGCAAAGCAGAGCAATTCCGGCAGAATGTCCGGGCTGAACACGGCAGGGCAGAACCCGAACCCGGCAGATGAAAAGGCTTGGCAGATTCAGCAGAAGCTGATTAAGATTGCCCGTGATGTGGAATTTTCCTTCATTCGTGGCACTTATCAGATTTCCACGGCGGCGAATGTCGCAAATAAAACCCGTGGTATGCTGGAACTTTGCACTTCCGATGCCGGAACTTCCATTGCGGCGGCGGATGCTGCTTTGAACAAGGCTTTGATGGATCAGCTTTTCCGTGAAATGGCTGATAACGGTGCGTATTTTGGAAACATGGTTCTGTTTTGCGGTGCATATCAGAAGCAGATGATTACCAACCTTTACGCCGATCAGTTCAAGGCGAATATGCAGACTACACAGAATGTAGGCGGCATGAATATCACGGAGATTGAAACCGACTTCTTCAAGATGGGTGTGGTTTGGGATCGCTTCATGCCGAATGATTCCCTTCTGATTGCAGATATGGCACATATCGCCCCGGTATTTCAGGCAGTTCCCGGAAAGGGCGTACTGTTTCAGGAAGATTTGGCAAAAACGGGTGCTTCTGATAAGGTGCAGATTTACGGGCAGATCGGACTTGCACACGGTCCGGCTTTCCTTCACGGTGCTATTACCGGGCTGAAAACGGCGGCTTCGGCATAAGAAAGGGTAAGGTGATTGTATGTTCAGAGTAACAAAGAAACCGAAAACCCCTAATATTCTTTGGGATGCTTCCAGCAATCGCCCCCTTTGCAAGTTCGTGAAGGGGGTATTTGAAACCAATGATGAACCCCTTGCCTTTAAGTTGAAGGGTATGGGGTACAAGGTCGAGGGTGAAGCGGATGCAAAGCCCCTTGATGAAATGAAGGTTGAGGAACTGAAAGTCTATGCAGCGGAACACAACATTGATTTGGGTGATGCTGCAAAGAAGGCTGACATTCTGAAAGCCATTCAGGAAGCGGAAGCCAAAGAGTAAAGGCGGTGATCCCAATGCTGGAAATGGTAAAGGAACGGTTAAAATCGTTTGGGTATGAGTTGCAGGAAGGGGATGAATTTGCCCTTACCTTTTCAATTCAGAAGGTGGAAAACACCATAAAGAACGATTGCAACACGCCTTCTATGCCTGATGGCTTGGTGAATATCGCTGTTGATATGGCGGTAGGTGAATTCTTAACGGCAAAGAAAACCTTTTCGCCGGATAGCATTGCAGGGCTTGATTTAGATATGGCGGTGAAGCAGATACAAACGGGTGATACCAACACAGTATTTGCAACCGGGGAAGGAAGTTCAACCCCTGAACAGAGATTGAACGCTTTCTTGAACTATCTTCTGACTTATGGCAGGGATGAATTTTCTTGCTATCGAAAAATCAGATGGTGAACGGACTGACCGCCGCACAAAAAGCGGCAAGGAAAGCGATTGAAAGCACCTATTCAGGTGTTTGCACCGTTATTGAACGCCGGGATGTGAGGGACGAAAGAACCAAAATCACCCGGAAGAATGAAGAAGTTCCCGTTGTCGAAAATCAGCCTTGCAAGCTATCCTTTGAAAAACTGAACGCCGTTGTTCAGACCGACACAGCGGCAAAGCTGACACAAGGCACAAAGCTATTCATAGCACCGGAAATCAAAATAAAACCCGGATCAAAAATCATTGTGGAACAGAACGGCACAACAACCGAATATTCCGCAAGTGGTGAACCCGCCGTTTACTTTTCCCATAGTGAATATATGCTTGAACTGTTCAAGGGGTGGGCGTAATGGCGAACATGGGCGGGTTTTCGGTAGCTGGAATGAAGAAGCTGCAAAAGCAGTTGAACAAAATTCAGCAAGGCAATGTTGAAGCCTTCATTGATGCTTGTGCAAAAGAACTTGCCGCCCGCCTATTGGCAAAAGTTATCAAGCGTACACCCGTGGGGCAATACCCCGCAAGTTCAGGTAAAAAAGGCGGTACACTTCGCCGGGGCTGGACTTCAAAAACCCATGAAGAAGCGGAAAGCGGGGAAAAAGCAAATGCGAAAGCATACGCTGATTCCCTTACAATCCACCATTACGGAAACACCCTTGTTATTGAGATAGTGAACCCGGTTGAATATGCTTCCTATGTGGAGTATGGACACCGAACAGCTAATCATAAAGGGTGGGTTCAAGGGCGGTTCATGCTTACGATTTCGGAACAGGAAATACAGAATATAGCCCCGAAAGTGCTTGAAAGCAAAATCAAAAAGTTTATAGGGGAGTGCTTGAAATGATAAATTCCATAATTGAATCAATCAGCATTTCCTTAAATGCTGAATTTGGTGATGAATACACCACATATACAGAATCGGTTGAACAGGGTTTGAACGAACCTTGTTTTTTTGCGTTCTGCATTAACCCCACAGACCGTGTATTTCTTGGAAAGCGGTATTTCAGGGAAAACCAATTCTGCATACAATACTTCCCCGCTGATAAAGACCGGGCAAAAGAAGAATGTAATGCAGTTGCCGAAAGGCTTTTTTCATGCCTTGAATATATCACCGTTACCGGGGATTTGGTGCGTGGTACGAAAATGAAATATGAAGTAGTGGATGGGGTTTTGAACTTCTTTGTAAACTATGATCTGTTCGTTTACAAGGTTGCTGATTCTATCCCTATGGAAGATTTGTCACAAGATGTTACCGTGAAAGGATAAGGTGATGTGAATGGCGGTAAAAAATTCCAATAAACCCGCTGCAAGCGAACCTGAAAAAATTGAAAAGTTATTTTCAAAAGAACAGTTGCTTGCGGCTGAACGCTTTCAGGAAAGGAAGGATATTGTAAATGCCCTTCTTTCCCCTGATAAGCAATACACGGTTGAAACTGTGGAACAGATGATTGAAAAATACATGAAAGGACAGGTGAAATAACATGGCTTTAGGCGGTGGAACTTTTGTTACACAGAATAAAGAATTGCCGGGTACGTATATCAACTTCATTTCGGCAGCTTCCGCAAGTGCTACGCTTTCCGAAAGAGGTATTGCGACAATGCCCCTTGAATTGGATTGGGGCATTGATGGTGAAGTGTTTGAAGTAACCAACGGCGATTTCCAAAAGAACAGCCTGAAAATTTTTGGGTACGATTACACCCACGACAAGTTGAAGGGGCTTCGTGATCTGTTCCTGAACACGAAAACCCTTTATGCGTACAAGTTGACTTCCGGGGGAACAAAGGCGGCAAATGCCTATGCAGAAGCCCTTTATTGTGGGGTGCGTGGCAATGATCTGAAAATTGCAATTCAGACAAATGCTGATGATGATTCCCTTTTTGATGTCAAAACCGTACTTGATACGGTGGTTGTGGATGAACAGACCGTTGCAAAGGCGGCTGATCTGACTGATAACAGCTTTGTGAAGTTTAAGACTTCCGCAACGCTGGCACTTACAGCTGCAACCCCGTTGACGGACGGCGAGAATGGCACGGTTGACGGAACAGCTTATCAGACCTATCTTGATAAGATTGAATCCTACACCTACAACACTATGGGCGTTGTGGTTACGGACGATACCACAAAGGGGCTTTTTGCTTCCTTCGTCAAACGTTTGCGTGATGAAATGGGTATCAAATTCCAGCTTGTACTTTACAATAAGGCGGCTGACTATTACGGCACTATCAGCGTAAAGAACAGGGTGCTTGATGATGGTTGGAGTGAAGCAAGCCTTGTGTATTGGGTAACGGGCGTTTCCGCTGGTTGCGAGGTAAACAAGAGCAATCAGAACAAGATTTACAACGGTGAATTCACCGTTTTTGCCGATTACACGCAGAATGAGTTGAAGAAGGCAATCAAAGCCGGGGAATTCACGCTGCATAAGGTCGGCACTGATATTCGTGTATTGGAAGATATTAACACAATGGTTACTACTTCCGATACACAGGGCGATATTTTCAAGGACAATCAGACCGTGCGTGTGATGGATCAGATCGCAAATGATATTGCGGTACTGTTCAACACAAAGTATTTGGGCGTTGTTCCCAATGATGCAGCGGGCAGAATTTCCCTTTGGTCGGATATTGTGAAGCACCATGAACAGTTGCAGGAAATCAGAGCGATTGAAAATTTCGCTGATTCTGATGTGACCGTGGAACAGGGCAACACAAAGAAATCTGTTGTGGTTACTGACCTTGTAACGGTTGTAAATGCTATGAGCAAGCTATATATGACCGTTACCGTGGCATAAGAAAGGGGTGAAAGAAAATGAATGGCAATGTAGTTATGAAAGCCAAAGATACCGTGTTTGCGGCTTTGGCTGAATGTTTCGTTACTATCGGCACACGCCGCTATAACTTCATGCAGGCTATCAACCTTGAAGCAAAATTCGAGAAGAACAAAACGGAAGTTCCCATTCTTGGCAAGACGGGCAAGGGAAACAAGGCTTCCGGCTGGAAAGGTACGGGTTCGGCAACCTTCCACTACAACACTTCTATTTTCCGTCAAATGATGATCCAGTACAAGGACACTGGGGAAGATATTTATTTTGAAATTCAGATTTCAAATGAAGATCCCACTTCCGGGGCAGGGCGGCAGACTATGATTCTTATGGATTGCAACATTGACGGCGGTGTGCTGGCAAAGTTCGATGCAGACGGTGAATATCTTGATGAAGATATGGATTTCACTTTTGAAGATTTCAAGATGCCGGAAGCCTTCAAAGACCTTGAAGGATTTCTTACCAACTAACAACCAATGGACGGGTTAAAACCCCTTGTGTGCGGCTTATATAAGCCCATATAAGGGGTTTTACCTATTCAGCGATAAACAATGAAAGGAAGATGTAAAATGTCTAAATTCGCTAAATTTATGAAGTCTAACAAAACCGTGAAAGAGAACGGTTTTTACCCGGCAACAAAATCCCTTTGTGACGAAAAGGGCAACCCCCTTGAATGGGAGTTCAAGCACATTACTTCAAAGGAAAATGAGGAAATCAGGGAAGGTTGCACGATTGATATTCCCGTTACGGGCAAGCCGAATATGTACCGCCCGAAACTGAAAACCGGGCTTTACATTCGGCGTATGATTGCGGCTTCCGTGGTTATGCCTGATTTGTTCGATTCTGAATTGCAGGACAGCTACGGCGTGAAAACCCCGGAAGATTTGCTGCTTGCAATGGTGGACGATCCCGGCGAATATAACGATTTGGCGGCTTTCGTTCAAAAATTTCAGGGCTTTAATGTTTCCTTTGAGGATAAGGTGAATGAAGCAAAAAACTAATTGAAGAAGGGGATTGGGAAGCGAATTTCGCTTACTATGCCCTTCTTAAACTTCATATATTGCCTTCTGTTTTCCTTGCAATGGATGAACAGGAAAAGGCTTTCACCGTTGCGGCAATCAAGGTGAAAATTGAAGCTGACAAGAAAGAGAAAAAACGGATTAAAAGTAAATCCAAAAAGAAAGGTAGGTGATCCGCATGGCTACAATCAGAACAGCGATTGAATTACAAGACAACTTCACGGGGGTTTTGTATCAGGTTATCAATTCCGTAAATTTGGGGCTTTCCGCTATGGAAGATTTGCACCAAACCATGAACAGCCCCGTTGATACGGCTTCCATTGAAGCGGCAAGAGATTCAATCAATCAGGCTACTATTGCGGTTCAACAGTTGGATGCAGCTATGCAGGGGCTTGAACCCCCCGCTACTGAAACACCTACCGCCCCGACAAATTCAGCCCCGGTTGTGCTTCCGGTGCAGCCGGATGTTCCTGATCCATTGGTGGATCAGCCCGCCCCTGTTGATTTGCCTGTTGAACCGGAACAGCCTGAACCCGTTCAAGTTCCGGTTCATTGGCAATCTGACAATATGGAAGTATTCACTTCAACGGGCGTTGAACGCTTTGAACAGGAAGTTCAGAGTGCAAACAATATGTTGAACACTTTGAACCAAACACAAAGCAGAATTGCAGCACAAGCGGCACAAACAGATTTGTTCCCGGATAACGCTATTGCCGATATGAACAATATGCAAAACCGCTTGCAAGCGATTCAGCAGAGAATTCAAACAATCGAAAGTAACCCCCTGAATATGGGTACTGATACCGCAAATGCGGAATTGGAACAGCTACGGGAGCAGTTAGATCAGGCAGTTCAGGAACAGCAGAATTTGAACCGTGCTGTTGACAATATGGATGTTGAAGCAGCCAATCAAGCCTATTTGCGGTTATCGCAGACGGTAGGCAATACTGAAAGATATATCCGGGATAATGTTGACGAACAAGGGCGGTTCAATCGTGAAATTGAAGAAGGCACAAATGAAGCAAATTCCCTGATGCAGACAATTAAAGGGGCGGTTGCGGCTTATGCTACAATTCAAACCCTTTCAGCGGCGTTGAACTTATCCGATCAGTTGACTACTACAACCGCCCGCATGAATTTGATGAATGACGGATTGCAAACCACACAGGACTTGCAGAACATGATTTATCTTTCAGCGGAACGGGCAAGGGGCAGCTATCAGGCAACCGCTGATGCCGTTTCCAAACTTGGACTTATGGCGGGTGATGCGTTTGGAAGTTCGCAGGAAATCATTGCCTTCATGGAACAAATAAACAAGCAGTTCACCATTGCCGGAACAGAAGCGGCGGGCGTGGATGCCGCTATGTTGCAGCTTACGCAAGCAATGGCTTCCGGAGTGCTTCGTGGTGAAGAATTGAACAGTATCTTTGAACAAGCCCCCACAATTATTCAGAGCATAGCAGATTACCTTGATGTTCCTATCGGTTCAATCCGTGAAATGGCAGCGGAAGGGCAAATTACCGCCGATATTGTAAAAGCGGCTATGTTTGCGGCGGCTGATGAAACCAATGCAAAATTTGAAAGTATGCCGAAAACCTTTTCGCAGGTTTGGACTTCTTTTCAGAATACCGCTTTGATGGCATTTCAGCCCGTTCTTCAAAGAATGAATGAGATTGCCAATAGTGAAGCCTTCCAAACCTTTGTAAATAACGCTATTGAAGGGCTTTCAATGGTGGCGGGGGTTGCCCTTGAAATCTTTGATTTGCTTGTGGGCGTTGCGGGGTTGGTAGCTGAAAATTGGTCGTGGCTATCCCCTATCATTTACGGTGTAGCAGCCGCCCTTGCGGTTTACTATGGCTGGCAGTTGGCAGTAAACGCTATTAGTGCAATCAGCAAGGGAATTCATATTGCAATGGCGGTTGCACAGATGATTCATGCAGCAGCAACGGGGGCTTTAACAGCCGCCACAGCAGCGGAAATTGCAGCACAGAACGGCTTGAACGCCGCTTTGTACGCTTGCCCTATCGTGTGGATTATCGTTCTTATAATCGCCCTGATTGCCCTGTTCTATGCAGCGGTGGCGGCGGTGAATAAATTCGCCGGAACTTCCGTTTCCGCAACGGGTATTATTTGCGGGGCGTTCATGGTTGCCCTTGCTTTCATAGGCAATATCTTTGTTGCCTTGTGGAATTTGGTTGTTGATGTGTTCGTGCTGATTTATAACCTTGTGGCAACCGTGGCAAATTTTATCGGCAATGTGTTTACCGATCCTATCGGGGCAGTTTGCCGATTGTTCTTTGATTTGGCTGATACCGTGCTTGGAATTCTTCAAGCGTTGGCTTCGGCTATTGATGCAATCTTCGGTTCAGACCTTGCAGGAAGTGTTCAGGGTTGGCGTGATTCTCTTGGCGGTTGGGTAGATGATACCTTCGGCAAGGGTGATGAAGTCATGGCAAAAATGAACGCTGACGATATGAAACTTGGGCGGTTTGAATACGGGGAAGCGTGGAATGCAGGATATTCCTTCGGTGAAGGTATAGATCAAAGCATTGCAAATTTCGATCCTTCCAGCTTGTTTGATACCAATGTACCCGGTGCGGATGATTACGCAAATTTGGGGAATTACGGTTCAGGTATTGGGGGAATTGGAAGCGGTGTTGATGATATTGCCGGGAACACCGGAAAAATCGCTGACAGCATGGATATTACAGAAGAAGATTTGAAATATCTTCGTGATATTGCAGAGCAGGAAGCGGTGAACAGATTTACAACCGCTGAAATCACCATTGAACAGACAAACCACAACACCGTTTCCGGTAAAATGGATTTGGATGGTATTGTTTCAGGGTTGACGGATGCCGCAAATGAAGCGGTTGATAAAATTGCGGAAGGGGTGCATGAATAATGAGTAAAAGCGGATATGATTTCTACTTGAAAAAATGCTTGTTACCAATCGCCCCGGAAAAGCTGCAAGTGAAAATCAACAATGCGAATGATACGCTTACCCTGATAAATGAAGGGGAAATCAATATTTTGAAAACCCCTGAACTTACGGATATTGAATTTGAATGTAGGATTCCACAAGTGAAATATCCGTTTGCAACCTATAAATCAGGGTTCAAAGTGGCTTCTTATTTTCTTGATTACTTTGAAAGTTTGAAAGCGGATAAGAAGCCCTTTCAATTTATCGTTTCCCGAACTTTGCCGAATGGGAAGGCTCTGTTTTCAACCAACATGAAGGTATCAATGGAAGATTACAGAATCACCGAACAGGCGAAAGATGGTTTTGATTTGATAGTGAAAATCAAATTGAAGCAATACCGGGATTATGGAACAAAAACCGTAAATATCAAGATCGCTGCTTCCAAACCTAAAGCAAAGGTTGAAAAGCAAAGACCAGCCGATCCCCCGGCACAAAAAAGTTATAAAGTGGGCGATATAGTGAATTTCCACGGCGGCACACACTATTATAGTTCCTATCCGGGGGCAAAGGGTTATTCCGCAAGGGCGGGAAAAGCAAAGATCACGATTGCAAACGGTTCAGGCAAAGCCCACCCGTGGCATTTGATACACACCGATTCCGGTTCAAATGTTTATGGGTGGGTTGATGATGGAACATTTGATTAAGGGGGTGTGAAGATTGAATGTTGAACTTCTGATTTCCGATCCTTCCGGTACAAAAGCCTATATTCCGATTGTGGAAGAAGGTATTGAATGGAGTACCGAAAGAAGAAGCACCCCCGGCAAGCTGACCTTCAAACTTGTAAAAGATTCCATTATCAATTTTCAGGAAGGGGCGGCGGCTCGCCTGAAAGTTGATGGAAAGCCCGTTTTCTTTGGATTTGTGTTCAGCAAAAAGCGGGATAAGGATCAGATTATAGAAGTGACCGCCTACGATCAATTAAGATACCTGAATAATAAAGATACCTATGTTTATGAGAACAAAACCGCTTCACAGTTCATTCAAATGCTGGCAGCGGATTTTTCTTTGAATACGGGAACTTTGGAAGACACCGGGTTTGTGATTGCTTCACGGGTGGAAGATAACACTTCCCTATTTGACATGATAGAAAATGCCCTTGATTTGACCTTGCAGAACAGCAAAGAAATGTTCGTACTGTTTGACGATTTCGGCAAGCTGACCTTGAAAAACATTTCTTCAATGTATGTGGGCGAACCGGGGGCTTACCTGATGATTGATGAAGAAACTGGGGAAAATTTTGAATACACTTCCAGCATTGACAGCGACACTTACAACAAGGTGAAGCTGACCTATGACAATGAGGACACCGGAAAGCGGGAAGTTTACATTGCACAGGATTCAAGCCACATGAACGCATGGGGTGTATTACAGTATTTTGACACGCTGCAAAAAGGCGAAAACGGGCAAGCAAAAGCGGATGCCCTGTTGAAGCTATACAACAGCAAAACAAGAAATCTGAAAATCACAAATGCAATCGGTGATACACGGGTTAGAGCCGGAAGCATGGTTGTGATAAATCTTGCTTTGGGTGATACCAATGTAAAGAATTTTATGTTGGTTGAAAAGGTAAAACACACCTTTAAGCTGGATGAACACTTTATGGATTTAACACTTCGAGGGGGTGAATTTATTGCCTGATGCAGTTGAATTGATGAAAACAATCAAACGGGCGGCGTTGGATGCGGTAAAGGCTTCAAAGCCCGTTGAAGTCTGTTTCGGAAAGGTAACAAGTGCTTCCCCCTTGAAAATCCTTGTGGAACAGAAATTGCCTTTGGGTAAAGGGCAGCTTATTCTTACCCGGAATGTTACCGATTTTGTAACAGAAGTAACCGTTAATTGGAATACAGAGGACAAAGGCGGGGGCAGCGGGTACGCAAGCTATGAAACCCATAAACACCCTATCAAGGGTAGGAAGAAAATCACCGTACATAATGGGTTGGTTGTCGGTGATGAAGTGATTCTTATCCGGCAGCAGGGCGGGCAAAAATATATTGTGGTGGATAGAATCGGATGATACCTTCAACCACAGCCTTTCTTGAACAGGATTTTGAAATCACTGAACAACCAACCCATACCTACAAAATGAATCTTGAAAGCAATCTGATCCGGGGCTATACAGACGGACAGGAAGCAATGAAACAGGCAATATATAAAATCATGAACACGGAACGATACCAATATGTTATGTATTCGTGGAATTATGGGATTGAATTGCTTGATTTATACGGTGAACCTGTTTCTTATGTTTGCCCTGAATTGGAACGCAGAATCAGGGAAGCCCTAACATGGGATGATAGAATTCAGACCGTGGATAATTTTGAATTTAACATTTCAAAAAAGGGGGAAATCCTTGTAACTTTTACCGCACATACCGTTTTCGGTGATGTGGTTGCTGAAAAGGTGGTGAATTTCTAAATGTATGATGTAACTTATCGTGAAATCCTTGAACGGATGCTTGCAAGAGTATCTGACAAGTTCGACAAGCGGGAAGGTTCGGTTATCTTTGACACCCATTCCCCCACGGCGATTGAATTGGAATTGCTTTATGTAGAGTTGAACACCCTGATTGCGGAAGCATACGGGGATAGTGCTTCAAGGGAATATCTTATCAGGCGTTGCAAAGAAAGAGGAATTACCCCTTATGAAGCAACCAACGCTGTTTTGAAGGGTGAATTCACACCCACAAACATTGATGTTACCGGACAGCGGTTCAATATCGGTTCAATGAATTTCATTGCAACTGAAAAAATTGCTGACGGGGAATATCAGATGCAATGTGAAACCCCCGGAGTTGTCGGAAATCAGCAGTTGGGAACTATGATCCCGATTGAGTATATGCAAGGGCTTGAAACCGCTGAACTTACGGATGTTCTTATTCCCGGTGAGGATGAAGAAGATACGGAAGATTTGCGAACCCGCTATTTTAACAGCTTCAACGAAAAGGCTTTCGGCGGCAATGTTCAAGATTACCTTGAAAAAACAAACGCTATTCCGGGCGTTGGAAGTACCAAAGTAACAAGGGTTTGGAACAACGATCTTCGCCCCGCTGAAATGATACCTTCCGCAGCAGTCAAGGCATGGTATGAAACAATCAAGCCCACTTTAAGCGGTGAACCCGCTGCATGGCTTGAAACCGTGTATAATGCAGCGTTGAACAAAAAATTGACAACCGGGGGAACGGTGCTTTTAACAATCCTGAATTCAGATTTTGGGGTTGCTTCTGATACGCTGATTAAGGCGGTGCAGCAAGTAATTGATCCTGACGAATACGCCGGGGAAGGTTACGGGGTTGCCCCTATCGGTCATGTTGTGAATGTGCAAAGTGCGATAAATCGTGAAGTTACCGTAAAAGCCAACATTACCTTTGATGTTGGCTATGGTTGGTCGAACCTTCAAAGTTCAATCAATGAAGTAATTTCAAACTATCTGCTTGAACTTCGTAAATCGTGGGCTGATTCGCCTTATTTGGTGGTTCGTATCAGTCAAATTGAAGCCCGCCTTTTGGGTATCAAGGGAATTGTGGATATTGACAGCACCAAAATAAACGGGGCTTCTGATAACCTGACTTTGGGAAAATATGAAATCCCCGTGTTTAAGGGGGCGAGTGCATGACAAAAACAGTTGACCTTGTTTCCTACTTACCCCCGTTCATGGCTGACTTCAAGGAAATTTCCGTAACTTTGGAAGCGGAAAACCCTGAATTTGTGCTTGTGTGGAAAGCCGCTGACAGGGTTCTTCAAAATGAATTCATTGAATCGGCTGATGAATACGGAATATCAAGGTTTGAAAAAATCTTGAACATTTTACCTTCAACAGAAGATACCCTTGAAAGCCGCCGTGCAAGAGTTCAAGCCCGGTGGCTTAATACTATCCCCTACACCATGAAAGCCTTCCTTGCAAAGCTGGAAGCCCTATGTGGGGATTCTGATTTTACGGTTACAAAAGAATATGACAAGTACACGGTTAGAATTCTGACAAACCTTGAATTGTTCGGGCAAGTTGATGAATTGGAACATATCATTGAAGGAATGATGCCGTGTAACATGATTGTTATTTCCGTGAATGAAATTCCTTGTGGTGCAAAAGGCTTTGCCTTTATTGCCGGGGGAGTTTGTTCGGTGGAAACCTTCTTTATCACCAATGATGAACAGATTCACCGGGTTATCAGCGGCGGGGCAGCTTTCAGGGGTGGAACGGTACACACCGCCCAATATTTTATTACCAATGACAGCAAGGAAAATATTGCAGTCGGCGGTTTGGCAGCACACGGCGGCGGGGCGGTAAATACCGCAACCGTGATTATTACAAATGATTTCAATGAACAGTTCAACATAAGCGGTGAAAATTCAGTTGGTTCAGGCGTGGTTGTTTCTGAATTCATTGAAATAAAACAATAAGAAAGGATTGAAAGAACATGGCAGAATTTTCAAAGTTGGTGATAACCAACAAAGGGCAAGCGTTGCTTGCAAAAATGATAGCGGGAAGCGGCAACATTGAGTTTACCAAAATTTCAGCTTCCAGCACCGCATACACGGATGCACAGCTTGAAGGGCTGACTTCCCTTTCCAATGTGAAGCAAACAAGCCTGATTTCCAAAGTTACCCGCACAAATGAGGTTGCAATCAAGGTTGAAGCCGCCTTCACAAATACCGAACTGACAGCGGGGTATTACATGAAGGCTTTGGGCTTGTATGCCGTTGATCCTGATGTGGGTGAAATTCTCTATGCCGTAACAAGGGAAACTTCCGGGAATTGCTATATGCCCGCCTATAACGGTATTACTGTTTCGGGGGCGTATGTGCAGCTTGTAACCACGGTTGGAAACGCTGAAAATGTTTCCCTTGAAGTGGATCAGGCGGCGGTTGCTACAATCGGGGATATTCAGGATTTGCAAAGACAGATTGCAGACCTTGAAGCCTTTATCGGCTATTCCGCTGATGATATTTACGGCGTGGAAGTGGACTTTGTAAACAAGAGATTTACCCGCCTTTCCGGGGCGGTAAACCGTACACCGGGGGAAGGATTTGATTCAATCAATGCCTTTGGTGGGCGTAAACGCTGCAATGTTGCGGATGATGGAACAGTAACCGCCTATTATAGGGATGCCAATTACACCACAACCGGGAAGAATTCAGCCGGAACAAAGGTTCAGGTGATGGTTGAACAGCCTAAATTCTATTACAAGGTTGTTCCTATGGTGATTGAAAAGGGCGTGAAGGGAACGAAAATCCGCAAAGCCCGCTATTATGTTTCGGACACCCTGAAACCCGGCTTCAAGGTTCACCCCGCCTTTGTGGAAAATGGCAATGTCAACCCGTACATTTACCTTGCAGCCTTTGAAGGTTCGTTGTTTGACACTTCTGCAAACGCCTATATTTTGGATGATGCACAAGTGGCAGATTTCGCCGCTGATGTGCTTTGCAGCATTGCAAACGCAAAGCCTATTTCCGGTTTAACCCAAAACCTGACGAGAGCGAACACCCGAAAGCTGGCACAAATGAGGGGTGCAGGATGGGAACAGGCGTATGCTGCAACAATCGCCGCTTCACAGCTTTTGATGCTGATTGAATATGCTTCTTTCGATATGCAAAAAGTGATTGGCAACGGCGTTACCAACAAAACAGATGATGGCAGCACTTCCATGACGGAGATCACCGGGGCAACCGTGAATTTGGGTAACGCTTCCGGTTCTGTTACCAATGTCAACGGTTACAACATTGTTTCCTATCGTGGTGAAGAAAACATTTGGGGTAACATTTGGGCTTGGATTGACGGTATGAACGAGGAAAACCCCACCCCATTTGAAGAAGGGCAAGTTGGAACGCTTTATGTTGCGGATCACGGCTTTGTTGACGATAGCAAAGCAAGCCCTTACAAGAACACCGGAATTCACCCGTGCTATGACGGCGGTTATATTTCCGCTTTTGGCTATTCGGAAGAATATGATTGGTTGTTCATTCCGGTTGAACACACAGGCAATTCCACCCTTCCCGTTGGTGATTATGTGTGGAATTCTGATCCCGGTTGGAGGGTTGCTAGGTTGGGCGGTTTATGGGATAACGGTTCTCATGCGGGGGCTTTCTATTGGAGTCTGACTTATGCTTCTTCTTATCGTAATCGGAGTATCGGCGGGCGGTTGGTGTATGTACCTTCCAAAAAGGAAGCCGCTTAACACCGTTGAACAAACATTGAAAAATTGAATATATCGGTTGTTCGGGGAGTTTTGTTGTTTCTACCGATAAACAGGAAAAAAGCTAATTCTAATCCCAGTTGGAAGGTTACTAAATTAGGCAGTAAATGGAATAACAGTTCTAATGCAGGAGCTTTCTATTGGAATCTGAATAATGCTTCTTCTAATCGTAATCGGAATATCAGCAGGCAGTTAGTAAATGCACGAAAACACCGCCCTTGAAATATAGGGCGGTGTTTTCAGATAAATCTGTATTCCTGAATGACCGTGCCACAGGCAGAACAGACAGCCCCCGAAAGGGGGAAGTTAAAATTAAAATTTGGTCGTGTTGGTAGACTTTGAAAATTAACTTTCAAAGGTTGAAGATTCGGCTGATGTGCATACAAAAGGAACATTCAACAATATGAAGCGTTACGGTAATCTATATGAACAGATTTATTCTATGGATAACCTACGCAAAGCACACCAAAACGCACGGAAGGGAAAGGGATGGTATGAGGAAGTAAAAGCGGTTGATGCAGATGTTGAAGGCTATTTGAAACGCCTTCAAGAAATGCTTATCAATCACACCTACCAAACTTCACCTTACGAAAAATTTATCAAGCATGACAGCGGCAAAGACCGGGAAATTTTCAAACTACCCTACTTCCCGGATCGTATTTGTCAATGGGCGATTTTGCAAGTCATTGAACCGTATTTAATGCGGCACATGACAAAGAACACCTATTCAGCGTTACCCAAAAGAGGAATTCACGCAGCGTTGCATGATGTTCAAGATGCAATGTGGAAAGATGTTCCGAATTGCCAATATTGCTTGAAGCTGGATGTAAGGCATTATTACCCTTCAATAAATCACGATATTTTGAAAGCAAAGTTCAGACGGCTTTTCAAAGATGGTGAATTGCTTTGGTTGTTGGATGAAATCATAGATAGCATTTGCACCGCTAACATTGAAGATATTCGTGATCTCTGGTTCTTGGATGAAGATGTTGATGAAGAAACCGGAATACCGATAGGGAACTACCTTTCCCAATATTGCGGAAACTTCTATCTTTCTGATTTTGACCATTGGATCAAGGAAGAAAAGCGGGTGAAGCACTACTTCCGTTACATGGATGATATTGTGATTTTCGGCAACAGCAAAGAAGAACTTCATGCCCTGAAACGGGAAATTGATGTTTATTTCATGCGGGAATTACGGTTGACTATCAAGGGGAATTGGCAAGTGTTCCCTTCCTATGTGCGGGGTGTTGATTTTGTCGGTTATCGAACCTTCCTGAATTATACATTGCTTCGCAAGAGCAGTTGCACCAACTTCAAGAAAAAGATGGTAGCAATCAGGGAGAAAACAGCAAGCGGGCAAATGATGAACTATTCTGAATGGTGTTCCGTAAATTCCTATAAGGGATGGCTAAAGCATTGTGACAGTTACCGCTTGCGGAAAAAGTACATTGCACCAATTCAAGACGATGCAGACCGATATTATCGGGATGTTGTCAAAACCAAAAAATATAAAAGAAAGGCGGCGTAAAGCATGGTTGACTATGGCAGAGTAAGAAGCACCGTCAAACCTGAACCCATTGTGATTGATGAATTCAGCGTTTGGCAGCACACCAACATTCAGGAAATTTCTGAAAATGTCGGTGAAGAAAATGAATTCGTGGGCTATGAATTCAACATGGTTCAGTACAGCAAGGACGAATTCATTTTGCAGCAAGCAGCCCAAAGTGCAGAGTTGGGCGAACTGATGAATACGATTTTGGGGGTGAATGAATAATGATGACGCATGAAGAAAAAATGCAATCGGCGGCTGATTTGGGCTTGAAATTGCGAACCTTCCTTGATTCAATCAAAGTTCCTGAAAAGCCTGAACTTCCTGATAAGGTGGGGTATAAGTGGCAGCTTGCTTACACTTTCGGAAGTGATGCTTTCGCTTGGGAATCCGTTCCTGATCCTGATGCAAAGGGTACGCAGGAAAACCCCTTTGATTGGATTTCGGGCATGGCTACAATGGTTAATGCGTGGTATGTGTATGAGGGGAACACCTATGTTTGTATTCAGGCAGGCAACCCCACAGAAATCACAGACACCGCATATTTCGAGAGAATGTAAAACCCCTAACAGAATATCAAACACAGAGCAAAAGCCCTTATATGAGGTTTATATAAAGCCTTGTATAAGGGTTTTGCTATAAATCAAACACAGAAAGGAAGAACGAAAAAATGAAAGAAGGAATTTGTACGGGAATCGGAGTTGTCGGAAGTGTGATTGCTTCCCTTTTTGGTGGGTGGGATGCCGCCCTTATTACCCTGATGATTTTCATGGGAATTGATTATCTGACCGGGCTTATTGTGGCGGGCGTATTCCATAAATCCGAAAAGACGGAAAACGGAACACTTGAAAGCCGTGCCGGATGGAAGGGGCTTTGCAGAAAAGGCGTTACCCTTCTTGTGGTGCTTGTGGCTTGCCGCCTTGATGTGGTAATGGGTTCTAATTTTATCCGTGATGCGGTTGTGATTGCCTTCATTGCGAATGAAACGATTTCCATTATCGAAAATGCGGGGCTGATGGGTGTGCCTATCCCTTCGGTTATCGTCAAGGCTATTGAAGTTTTGAAGAAACAGGCAGAAAGTGAGGATAAAGAAAATGAGTAATTCAGGATTGGTTGTATATACCAAACTTTCACCGAACCATTCCGGGCAGCGTACACACAGCATTGACCGGATCACCCCCCATTGTGTGGTGGGGCAGCTTACTTGTGAATCAATTTGTGGGTGCTTTACAAGCCCGCAGCGACAAGCAAGCTGCAACTATGGTATTGGTACAGATGGGCGAATTTCCCTTTGTGTAGAGGAAAAAAACCGTTCTTGGTGTTCTTCCAGCAATGCCAACGATCAGCGGGCGGTTACAATCGAATGTTCTTCTGACAAAACCGCCCCCTATGCAATGACGGATGCGGTATATGCCGCCCTGATTGACCTTTGCACCGATATTTGCAAGCGTAACGGCAAAAGTAAATTGCTTTGGTTCGGGGATAAAAACAAAACCCTTGCCTATGAGCCGAAAGCGGATGAAATGATTATCACCGTTCACCGCTGGTTTGCAAATAAGAGTTGCCCCGGCGATTGGCTTTATAATCGTTTGGGCGATCTTGCGGCAAAGGTTACTTCCCGTTTGGGTGGTTCACAGCCGCAGCCTTCCGGCACTCTTTACAGAGTACAGACCGGGGCATACAAGCAGAAAGCAAATGCTGATGCTATGGCGGCAAAGCTGAAAGCAGCCGGATTTGATACCTATATCACCACCGAACAGGGAAAGCCTGTTTCTTCCGGTGGATCAGCAACGACTTCCCTTGCGGTTGGCGATAAGGTGAAGCTGACTTCCAATGCCCCGGTATATGGCAGCAGCACAAAATTTCAGAGTTGGGTATATTCTTCAACCCTTTATGTGTGTGAAATCAGCGGCAACAGAGTTGTGATTTCTACACAGAAAACCGGGGCAGTTACCGGGGCAGTTGACAAGAAATATCTAACAAAAATCTGA